AAAATATCAACACTTTCTCCTTTCTTATTATTTTTTGGAACAATCACTACTGCGCTTGCGTGAATTGAAGCAGAACGGGCTTGATTTAAGCTATATTTTATACAATGACAAATTTCTGGATATTTTTGAACAAAATCATAAAGCCCAATTTTTTCTTCTTTGTTTTGTTGTTTGATCTTACTTCCTATAGCAAACATTATAAAATCACGCCAACTATAAGATAATTTTTGCTTTATATCTTTTGTTATTGTATTTACATAATTAAAATCAAGTCCTTTTGCTCTTCCAAAATCTTTTAAACCCGCCTTTAATTTTAAACGTCCATAAGCACCTACTGAACAAGTGTATGATTCACCAAAATGCATTGATATGTATTTTTTAACATCATTACGAAACTCGCTTTGAAAATCACAATCGATGTCCGGCATGCTATCTTTTCTGGCTTCTTTAACAATTTTTATCTGTTTTATTTTTCCTCCAATTTTCAATTGCTCAATTGGGATTTCTTGTTCATTTATAATTATTTTATCGCCTTCTTTGATCTTTTTTTCTTCGCCATCTTTAAATTCAACTTTATAAAAAGTTTCAGGCAAAACTCTAGTTGGGTTCAAAAAACGTTCAAACAATAAATCATGTCTTATAGGGTCAACGCTAGTTATGTTTAAAAATTGTGCCACAAGGCTGCCTCCGACGCTTCCACGTCCTGGGCCAACTTCTATATTATTTTCTTTACACCAATTTATAATATCATAAAGTATCAAAAAGTAATCAACAAATCCTGCTGGAACAATTACTTCACATTCTGTTTGAATACGCTTCATATATAATTCCTGATCAAGTCCTTTGTTGATTACTTTTTCTTCAAAAGCTTTTTCTATCAATTGAAAGAAATAATCCTCATTACTTAAACCGTCAGGTGAAAATTCGTATTTTGGTAACTTGCTTTCCCCAACACTTATCTCAAATTGACATTTTTCTGCTAATTCAACCGTGTTGTTACACATTTCTAACAACAATTCAAGCCACTCATCATTGTCTTTAAATAAAGGCGAAAACTTTTGATTTACTTCATCTAAAGTCTTGAAATATTGATCTTCACTGTATTCGTATGCTTTGCGGTCTACTTTGTTTAAGTATTCTTTTAATTGAAACATTTCCTGATCCATGTAATAACTATCATTGATCAAAATTGGTTTAATCACTTCCCGGTAATTATTAAGGTATTTTTTGATTTGTTTCAAGTATTTCAAATCAGCATTATCTGCGTCATATTCAACGCTGTCAATTTGATAATAAACGTCATCGAAAAACAATTTATATTTCTTAATGATACTATTTACAGTCTTAATATCTTCAAGATCACCTAACACACTATTCGATGGGAAAACCGCAATTAAACCCTTAGCATATTTAAATAAAACTTTTTCAGGAATAAACTTATCATAATCAACATTTATTGCTTTGCTGATTTGAAACAAATTTTGCCAAGCTGATTCATTGGTTACATAAACTTTTAAATCATACGTTACTTGAACGTCTTTTTCTTTATTGTAATTATCTGCAACGGATATGGTAACACCCAATACAGATTTTAAACCCGCCTTTTTGATTTCCGTTTGAAATGCAAGCGTGCCGCCCAAAGTATTTTTATCTGCTAAACCTAATGCTTTATGTTTTAAAAATTTTGCTTTTTTAACCCAATCTTTTGCCATTTGACTTCCGTTCAACAACTCATATTCATCATGCACGCCTAAATGAATAAAGGGAATTATGTTATCTAATTCACAATTATTTTCTCCAATGTATTTAAAATCATCAAAATGAGCTTCATAACCGACTTGATTGAACTTGTTTTTAAAAGTTATTGGTTTGGTGTAATAAAAACGCTTACCAAACTCAAACAACAAATATTGGACTTTATTTTCTTCAATTAATTCCAATTCTTCTTCATATAAAATCAAGCAACAATCTTCGTCAATTAAAGCATCATCTTTGGGTTCTATTAATAAAAAATCTCCTTCAAAACCTGCAACTTGTATTATGTTATCAGACTTGAAAGAGATTTTTAAAAAATTTATTTTTGCCCAATTGTTAAAACTTTCAATAAATTCTTTTTCCATGTTTTTATTAAAATATCAAATTAGAGTTATTAAAATCCCTAACTATTTCTAATGCCAATACAGCATCTTTACCTCCATCCTAAAGGGCAGGATTAATTTGATATTTTATATTTTTAAAATAAACCAATATTATTATAATCATAACTTAAACTCCTCACAAAATCTAAGTCTTTTTGCATATATTTAGAATTTAAAACTCTTTGAACGAAAAAATTTAAAGCTAAAACCTGATAATCTGAATTTGCAAACTCTGGTAATTCATCGCTTAATGATTGCAGATTTTCAATTGCAGCTATATAATCTTTATGCTTTTTATAAGCTGTATAAATTATCAAAACTTTATAAACATAATACAAATAACGGGAAAAGTTTTTCAAGCTTTCTTCATATTGCTTCCTTGAATCATAATTTTGTTTTGTATTACTTGCTTGAATCAAAAACATTATTATATTATTGATATGAAAATCAATCATTTTTAATTTATCAAGAGCATTCATACTATCTGTAAAACTAAAATCCATTGCTATTGAATTAGTATTATCATATAACAATGGTTTAATGCCGTCAATTGTTTTATTTAACTCATCTGTCATTTTGTGATTTAAATAAAGATGCAATGATTGGCTGTTATGAACCTGATCTCCTAAACCAATACCAAGTATCTTGGACATTATTTCACCAACAAAACTAAATTGAAACACGTTTGTTGTTAAGCCTAAATTCAAATCATTGCTTCGGTTTGCTATTGTTGTATATAATAAGCCATTACGAATTTTAAACATTAAAAGGTCATTGCACGGAATATCATTTGATTTAACACCTAAATCTTGTTCTGCTTCCCAAATCTGTACTACGACTCTGCGGTCTTCTGGATTATTTTCCAACATTTTTAAAGCAATGGCAATTTGATCCATGCCTTGTAAAGCATGGAGATTTTCTTCTCTTGCGACTATATCGGTCGTAACCCCATATTTACGCATGCGCCAACCGTATGGTGCATGATAATTAATACCGTCATCACTGTAATTTTTTAATTGCGAATTGAAGGTGTCTAAAAAAGCAACGTCTTTACGCCCTACCCAAATCCATAATGCTTCTGCTAATAAAAAAAACACATTTATATTACGGCCATAACCGCCAATACACCTTTTAGCAGGTTCTTTTATTACGGTCTTGAAATTTAATATTTCTCTTGTACTTCCATTACGGCTTGCTACCTGTTCTCCCGCATTCAGTAGATGTTGATGTAAGTCAAAATAGTCTTCATTAAAATGATTGCAAACAACTGTAGATGCTTCCTTGTATATCATACTTATATATATTATATTTTTGTTTTTATTACTTAACGTTGATTATAAAGTTAGTCAGTCACCTGAATTTGTCAGGAGTGTTTGAGCTTTGAAGTCCTTAATAGGGATATTCCACGTTGACATTTAATAAAAAACCGCCCTCTATCATTGTTTAAAATGTTTTGAGGACGGTTCAACCAACGCAATTGGTTTTATCTTTTAAAAAAGAATTTTATTTCTTTTTTGTTGTAGCAGTTTTAGCAACCACCTTAGCCACAGCCTTTACAGTTTCTGGTGTTTTAGCAACTGTTTTTGCAACTGTTTTCACAGGTATGCCGGTTTTTAATGTTTCTTCAAGTTTTTCCCGGTTTGCTCCCATTTTGATATCCTTTGCATTTGCACGGTCAAGTGACACCCGTATCAATTCGCTATTCTCAAAAATATCAAACAATTCATCCTGACTTACTTTACGTATGGATGGGTGTGACTCCATACGAAACATGCCAATTTCTTTTTCATGATATTCTTCCGGCAATGTTTCTTTTAAATCATCAACAGACCTGAAACGGTTGGTATAAAGGTTGCCGAATAATTTACCGTCTGAAATTTTCAATTCATCAAAATTGAAAATAGTTGTCGGTGCATTTTTTCCCAAAACTCTTATGGTAAAACCTTGTTTCAGCAAAGTTATCTCAAAATCTGCTTCTGGAAATAATTTTTCAAAAGGTTTTAAGTAAACCTTATGTTTTGGATTATTACGGGCATCAAATTTTTCGCCAGGCAATGAAGTACGGCCAGTGGTTTTAGCTGCAGTAACAGGTTTCACCTCTGTTTTTTTAACTTCAGTCTTGGCTTTTGTTACAGCAGGTTCTGGGGTCTTTTTTGAAGCAGTTTTTGCAGGTTCTGCTGCTTTTTTATTAACAGGTTTTTTAGGTGCTTCTTCAACAATTTCTTCCTCCTCCTCTTCTTCCTCTTCAGGTTCAACATTTTCTGATAAGGTGCGAATTTGATCACGCAATGAATCATCAGTCATTGATTTTAATATTTTAAAAGCAGGATCAATTGCTTTTAAAGCTTTGATTAAATCAGGGCGCTCCATATCATCATATTCATCGCCTTCTTCCTCTTCAGAAATTTCTTCCTCTTCTTCAGCTTCCTCCTCCTCTTCTTCTGGTTCCGGCTCAACTACTTTTTTACCTTTAACAGGTTTGGTTTCAACAGCTTTTACAGGTGTTTTTGCAGGTTTGGTTTCTTCAACAAAAACTTCTCCAAAATCGACCAAATCTTTAAATGCATCGTCTTCAACTCCGTCAAGACCATTTTCTGCCAAATACTCAATAAGTTTTGGCCGGGCTTCTTCTTCTGTTTTTAATTTAAGTACAATCCCCATGGCTGATATGCGGGAGATGTCCTCTTCTGATAATTTCTTTGCCATTATTTTAATTTTTTTATTTTGTTGAGTTAAATTAACGTTGATTTATATAACTTTGATATTAATAAGGAGTTTTTTTATTCTTCTTCAAAAGAATACATTACATAACGCTTTTCATCAAACACCATTAATTGTTCGCTTTTTTCTTTCAGGAACTTTATTTGATTTTGTATAACAATTTCTGCATTAAAATGGTGTTCAAACATTTTTTTCAATTTTGTAATTGTATAGCCTTTAATGTATAGTATAAAACAACCTTTGCGGTGTCCTTCTAAACCTTGTAATAAATTCACACCATTTATTTCACAAACATTCTTATTCAAATTAATGTTTGAATCAATTTCATATTGAGTTGAAAAATCAAAACTATTGCTTTGTATAGAAATTTTATCTGCATTTTCAACTGTTTCATAATTGAATTCTTTTATAAAATCTTTTGTCCTATTTACTAAAGCAGTTTTAATATAAAATTCAATTGGAACAGGGGGATAGCGTTTGGTTTTTTGATACTTTGTATATTTTTTACAATAAGCAATAATTGACGTATAAATCTTGATACGCAATTCCTGAACAATGTCCTGCTTTTCATAACCGCTTCTTTCATAATTGAAAATTTTGGAAGCATAATAGGTTGCCATTGGCTCGTAACGCAGGTAGAATTTTTCTACGTTTTTTGGGTTTTTTGAACTTAACATTGGGTTTTAAATTATAAGGGTTTTTAAAGTAAAGCTATTAATAATTTATTAAAAAATAAAATTTATTTTTATAAACTAAAATCCGACATAATTACCTAATTGCTATTAAAACAAAAAGTATAATTATGTCGGATTTTAGTTTTTAAGCCTCAACAGTTGCAGCTTCTTCTTTTTTAACCTTTTTACCCTTTTTTGCGGTTGCAATTGCCTCAACAACGGCTTCAATAGTTGAAACTTTGGTAACTTTTTCAAGTACACGCTCAAAGATTTTTGAGCCAATTTTTATAACCAAATAACCTTTTGGTGAGTGATTGTTTACGTGGAAGTGTGAAAATACACCTTCAGTTTGTACGCCTTTTAAGTTAAACATTACTTTGTCGCCGGCAGTAAAACCTTCTAATTCGTGATTTGTACCGTGAAGACCAAATTTACCCCAAGGCTTGCCAGTTTTTTCATTTACTGGTGCTTTAATGATTTCACCATTTTTAGGCATACGCTTTTTGGATTTTAATTCCTCATTTTCAACGATGCTTTCGTTTACTTCTTTCACTAAGTCTTCAATTTCTTGTTGATGACTTGCAGGAATTTCAACTGCCTTTGCTTCTTCTCTTTTTTGTTTAGCCAATTCCTTTTTGGTCGGCAATTTTTTACCTTCTTTAACAGTCGGAACCTCGCCAGTTAGTTCATTTACTTTTGCGACAATTTCAATTTGTTTTGGTGACAATTTGTCTTTTGAAATTTCGCCTGAATTAACCCCGGCTACAATTTTTTTAAGTTTTGCAACTTTTTTTTCTACTTTTGTTTCTTCTACAGAAACCACTTCATTTTTAACTTCTACAGCTGCTGTTTCGGTTGATTTTTTTGACTTTGCCATTTTGTTTGCGTTGGTTTTATTTTACTTTTTAAATTTACTTTGTTTGTTGTTTCTGATAGTAAAGGTAGGTAATTTATTTGATATATGAAAATTTATTTTAAAATAAATCAGGCTTTTTTTAATTAAAAAATACGAGTCACGCAATTACACAATAATTCCTGGTTTTCTTTTTCCAAAACAACGGTCACTATATTTTTATTTATATCAAAATCAATAATTTTACCAATTTTTATTATCGGTTTTTCTTCATCATTAAAACCAAGAAAACACCTTACATCAGAATTTTTCATAAAATAATTCCTGATATCGTTTTCATTTTGTTTTGGGAAAGTGGGATAACCGCCTTTTGAACTAAACTTTCTGTTCAAATCCTTCATCATATCTTTATTATTAAAAATATGAGGTAAATCATTGCGTTCACTTATTTCTATAATTCTTGACTTTTTTAAATTAGCTGAATTATTATAATAGTCTTTATCTTTTTTACTCGGGTAAATTTTTTTACGTAAATTACAAACCCACCATTCATCTTCTAACACTTTTAAATATTCAAGTGCAGATAGATTGCGCTTTTCTTCAAACATTTTTACTTCAACTTTAGTTTTGCTAATTTGCTCAACTGAAATTGTTCAACGGTTTTTGCTTCAAATAATATATTCAATAGCATTTCTTTTGTACTGTCTCCCGGATCAAACTTAAAACCCGTATCACAACAAAGTATGTTTTTAAATTGTTTATTTATTTTACCGCCAATATTTTTTATATCTTTAATGGCATCTCTTCCATCAAACATGAGAAAAATATTTTCAATTCCAGAAATTTGAAGTAAAAATAACTGAGCCTCGCTCAACTTCTTTCCGAATGTGGCTAAACACTTTGTATCTTCGGTATTATGTAAATCAAGTTCTGCAGTTACGCCTATTTTATCAAAACCGCCTTCTACTAAAATAACAGTTTTTGTTTGATTTGTAATTTCATCAAATCCCATTAAAAGCTTGCTAAAACTATCTTCCGAATTTAAATAACGTGGTTTGTTTTGTTCTTCTCCTATGTATCTTGCTACAAAACCCTTCACTTCAAAATCTCTTTTTATTGGTATTATAACATAGTCTTGATATTTTTTTTTCCAAGTATATCCGGGTTGATATAATTCAAAATCTAATTCAGTGAACTTGCGGACTTTTAAATAATTGGTGTATTTATTGTTATCAGAAAATTTTAATCTTTTAAAGCCAATTGGAAGTTTGATTGTTTTGACTTCAATATCAATTTGTATTTGATTATTTTGATTTAAACGGTTTAATTTAGGTAAAGGTTTTTTTATATCAACTTGACGTCCTTCTAAAAGTTCTAATTTATCAAGATGTTTAAGTAAAGTAATTATGTTTCCAGTTTGACTGCAACGCTTACAATCGAATGCGTTTGCTATCCCACGGCCATTATAGCCTTTATTGATATACATGTGTTTTTCACGACCACAAAAAACACAATCACATATAATTTGGTTTTTTATCCCATTTTTTGGGTTTGGTAACAAGTTCCAAAGTATATCAACAGGCAAAATTTCCATTTTAATCCATTTCTATCATTTCTTCACCAAATTCTTTAAGCGTATTCATACGATCATAAAATCTTGATTGTGCTAAATTTTGCTTTATGTATATCACATCTCCACTTTCGTGTTCACGTAAAGCATCCGTATAAAGACGGCAGGTTTTATTCTTTCTTTCTTCTTTAGTTCTGTTTATTGTTATCAAAAAATCAACCGCTCTTACTTTTGATTTATCATCTGCCAAATCACGTCTGGTAATTACAAAATCTGGATCATTCAATAATTCTATATCTATGGATGATGCTTGTGTTGCTGATATGACTAAAACATTTAATGATAAAGCCAAATCTTTTAAAGCTTGCGAAGTTTTTTGAAGTCTAAAACGCTCTTCATTAGGTTTATAAATTTGTCCATCAGGATTTATCAAATCCATATAATCAATAATAACAACTTTTATATCAAATTTCTTTTTTAATTCAATAATTTGTTGTCTTATTTCAAGAACAGTTATGGAGTCAAATTTTTCTGGTGCATAAACATGTATATCTGATTTCCCTATATTATCAATAATCTTTTTATAAGCCTTGTATTTTGTTTCTGATAAAATGCCTTGTTTAATATCATAATAATTCGTTCCAGACCAAGCAGCATCATAACGGTTGAAAACCATTTTTTTCTTTCCCTCAGCCTGTATATGGGCAACAGGAAAACCACGTCTAGCAGCAGCCATACCGCAATGTGCGAGACAAAAGCTTTTACCTGCTTTTGCATCTCCTAAAAACAAAACATAATCACCTAATTCCGCACCTCCATGGGAAAGTCTATCAAGTTCATCTATGCCAAAAGGTATTCTTGTTTCTCTTTCTAATGATTCAAGCACCCTTTCCCCTTGCCGTTTCATAAAATCCCCAAACACGCTTTCAAACATTTTAGCATTCAAGCTAAAATTATTCAGCATATCAGCCGTGTCACTAAATATCTTGAAACATTTCTTTTTTGATTCAGCACTATCAGCACCACGGTTCCAAATCTCTCCTATCTCATCATATGCAGAAACAAATATAGAAAGTTTTATAAATTCATTTAAACTTTTTATTACAATTTGAGGGTTCTCGACTTCAACATCACGTACTTCATTTAAGTAAAAAAGCATATCCCGGTCTTTACGGAAGGCTTGCTTTAATGTGCCTATGGTTGGTCTTATAT